CCGACCGTAATGGTCACACCCTCCTTGACGAACACGTCGGTAGTCGGGTCGGAGGCGATGCTCTCCTCCTCCCACGGAGTGTACCACGTATAGACGTACGAGCGCGACTGGGTCGGACCACCGAGGTCAATCTTCCCACCTGCGAACGAAGTAGCTGCGATCTGCGGGCCGGGGCTGAAGTACTCGATAGTCGATGCGTCGATGACAGTGGCCTGAGTCCCCGTCACATTGAACGAGGTCATGCTCAAACGGACAGTGCCGCCAGACGTGGGTGCAACAGGGACGCTGATAGTGAAGGTGTTTAGGCCGGTGACCGTCGCCGTGTAGACCCCGTCAATCGCATCGCCAGAGGTGAAATCCAGTGAAACCTGCGGAGACCCCGTCAACCCGTGGTTCGCGATAGTGCAGGTGACGGTGGTACCGACATATGTGTAGGACCCAGCCAAATAGCTGAAGCCGGTTACAGTGACGTAGGCCCCTTCCTTCAGACCGTGCGGTGCTGCCGTGGTAAGTCGAGCCGTGTTGTTGTTGTCCCGGGCATACGTCGCGGTCGTAGCCGTAGTGAACGGCACCACGGTCACAGTCGGCTTGGTGGTCGGCAGCGGGAGTCCGAGGTCGTAATGATTGGTGGGGTAAGGACCGATACCCTCAAAGGCGAGGCTGTAGTTCGAGACTTTCGGAACCCCATCGCCAGTGTAGTAGAACCGCTGGTCAGTCACATCGGACGAAGTCACAATGGCGATATCGACATCGGTCGTCCACGACAGCCACTGGTTAACGCCGAGCGGGTCCTTGAGCGCATAGAGCGTCTTGATCGTACCGGTGCGCCCGGTGTTACCCACTACCACAGGCTGAGGGTACGGGATCAGATCACCAGAATAGACTTTCGCATTGCGTGCGATCTGACCCGCCGTCTCCGGCAGAAGCTCGGGGGAAATCTTGGGCGCAATCCCGAAGAAGTTTGTGATTTTGACACCGGCCATGGGGTATCATATCCTACTTCGACGCTGTCGGACAGTCTGCTTCGCAGACGCACACATACTGCGAGTTATGTCGCTCGATCTGCTGGACCGTCTCCGGCGTGTCGGCCACGCTATCGTAGGTGATCGGCTTGGCGATGCGGCAGTAGTTATCGAGGGGTGCGGGATCGGTCAAATCGTGAGCGCAACCGCTCGTCGCGCTCAGGATCAGGGATGCTGATAGCAGCTTCACCCAACTCGACTTGGCGGTTGATCGCATCGTTGATCTCCTTGATGGTCTCCTGACGCCCCTCCTGTTTGTGCTCAGCCTTGTCCTTCTCTTGGAAGAACCGATGGATGAGTTCCAGAAGGAGCGTCAGGAACCGGATCATTCAGCCGGTGCCTTCTTGCTGACAACCGACCACACAGCTACACCGATGGTGGCGACAGCGCCAGCAAGAGCTTCGACAGTAGCACCATCGAGCCAACCCTTACCGGCCATGAAGCCAAACCCGGCAGCGGCAACGGTGCGGATGATACCGAAAAGCTGATCCTTGCTCATTCTACTTTCCTTTCGGATAGACCTTCCAAGGCAGTTCCCAATGCGGGCCATCCTTGAAGGTACGCCAGTCCCCACCCCACTGGATGGGGACGTTCTCAGCCGCCGCAGCGGCCTTCACGATCTTGGCCAGTCGATGGTAAAGCGGCCAGTCCCAAGATACTTTTCCGCCGATCATGGGTGCCAGATCGACAGCATGTCCCGTCAGGTGACGCGAGTTGAGCGTCTTGGTGGCACCCTGCTTCATAAGCTGCTGCTGACGCTCGATGGTGCGCAGCCCTTCGAGTACCGTGAAGTCGAGGTCCGACATCGCAGCGGCTTTCTTGACGACACGCACCAGATCGGGATGAACCCCCTCAAGGCGCGACAGCGAGCGAGTGCCGAGCACGATGCTCATCTTACCGCGCCCTGAAGGTGGTGCCACCGAGCGAACCGGTTGCCTTGCGCTCTACGCCGGAGATCGACGTGCCGCCACGGAAGCTACCGAACCCGGTCGTCGGACCCTGCGCGATGAGCTTGCTATCGAAGGTCTGCATCGTACCGCGCCCGGGGAGACTGCCGGGGGCAATACCCATACTCGGGGCGCGGACCATACCGGTATCGACGCTACCGAGAGAGTTCTGCGTAGCAGGAGTGACACGCATAGCGCCTGCGGCATCAATAGCGCCTTGCTGCTGGATAGCAGACTTGCCCTTCTTGGTCTGCCAATAGCCTTTCTTGGCCATACTACTTCCCCTTGGGCTTGCCCTTCATGGCGCACTTACCAGCAGCGCGGCACTTGGCGGGAGACGGACACTTGGCGCACGGCTTGAACACCATACCGCCCTTCTTGTACGACATCATCTTGCTACCGGGCATTGCGGTCCTCCTTCTTGTTGATCTTCTCGAAGATCACGTTGAGTGTATCATCGACCTTGTTGAAACTCAACTTGATGTCCTGACGCATCTCGCGCATCTCTTCCTTGATCTCTCTGACGGCGTCCTTGAAATCATCCTTGCGCACATAGACCTCCGGCAAATCTCGCTCGATAGCGCGAATATCCGACTTCAGATCAGCGAGAGCATCCCAGACAACTTTAAGAATCCAGCCAATAGCGGCACCAAATCCGGCGAACAACCAGTTGATAATAGTTTGATCCATTACAAGCACCACTAAAGCTACAGTGTAAGATAGAAGAGTTCGTTACCTCGGTGGCAACTGCTGTACGTAAAATCACGCAATCAACCAGTTTGTCCCGTTACTAAATACCTTAACGAAGTTGGCCCCACCTCCTGCGACAGTCGCCAGCCGTGTGGTGGCGTTGGCATCGCTGACGTAGTACTCGCGCCCACGGTTGCCCGCAGCGGCTGCGGGAAGCTGAGCCACAGTGACGGTCGGAAGCTGGGGCGGCTGCGTGAACTGAATGCGATCTGCCGCCATGAGGAAGACAGTCGTCCCACCAAGAGAGACGAACAAGTCGTTGGCGGCGCGGTTGTACCCGATATAGTCGTTCACGTCGAACTGGAGCACGGGATCGCCACTCGCTCGGCGCATCAGGAACGTGCTGTCGATCTCGATGCGAGAGGCGCTCAAGATGGCGTTGTCGACATTCAGGAAGTTGGCGGTCGTGTTGCCCGTCAGGACAAGGTTTGCCGCCAGCACGCGGCTGTTATTCTCGATGCCGTAGGTGGCATTGCCGCTGATCTTACCGCCCGCGAACTGAATGCGGTCGGCAGTAAGGCCGGACGCGACATAGACGCCGCTCGCAGTGGTCGAGCCATGGCAGTAGAACTGCGGCCCGAAGTAGTAGCTTTCACCCGCCAGAATCTCCACGCCATAGCTGACGGGGAAGTCGATCTCCAGATTGGTAAGGAAGCCGAACTCGGGCGCGGTCGCGCCTGCCGTGTTGCGAATACGAACGCCTTTGTTCGGGCGCACGATGATGGTGCCGAACGTCTGGAGTGTGTGGCAGTTGCCGTCCCAGTCGATGCCGATACCAGCATCGGGAAACGACATGACCACGCCGATAAGGCGCAGCACGTCCGAGCGATTAGCAGCGTCGCCGAGCCAGCGGATGCCGTAGGTGCCTCGGATGTTGTTGGCCCAGACGTTGTTGATCTCGACCACGTTTGCCTTCTGCACGAAGGCGAAGTTGAATGGGTTGAACACCAGCACGTTTTCGAAGGTAGTGCGGTCGGCGTTCACGACGTTGAGGATGTCGCCACCTGACATGGCAGCGGCCTCGATGCGTCCGTTACCGATCACAACTCCCTGCAAGCCGGTGACGTTGAACACGTCGAAGTTGCCGGTGCAGGTTAGCAGCGCGCCATTGAGGTCGATGATCTGCCCAGCCGCAGTCGGCGTGAGCGTACCCGTAATGGCGTAGGACTGCGCCCCGCAGCGCACCGGCTTGCCGGTCGCCAGTGCAGCGTTGAACTTGGCCGTGTCGGTGCCGCTGAAGTCTTCTGGCGAAACATACTCGCGCAGCTTACCCTGCACCGTACGCGCAACAGCGCCGGTGCCAGACTGCGTGAAGATGGCCAGTGCATCGGTCGTGTCGGTGATGGACGCAGCCGTGACGCGAAGCTCCAGCCGCGAGCCGGAAGCGAAGCTCTGTGCTGTCGTACCTTCCTGAGCACGGACGATGGTCATGGTGTCTCCGACCCGCGCCGTGACCTTGATCACCTCGTAGGTGCCGCCCGCGCTGACCAGCGTAGCATAGAAATAGTCACTCGCCCCGAGCGCGGGAAAGAGCGAACCGGTGCCCGCAGCTACTGCGAGACCAACGTCGGACGCACTGATCGCCGTAGTGATCGTGCTGACCGCGTTGTTCTTGATAACGACACCCATATTGTCCTCACAGAAGCAGGAAGTCGTAGTTCGAAATGAACGACTCCAGAACACTAGCAGCAGTAACCCGAAGCTCGAAGCGGCTATTATCAGGGAAAGGTAGGGCAAGGGTCCCCTCCTGAGCGCGCACGATAGTCATCACGTCGTCAGTGCGCGCCGTGACCTTGACCACCTCGTAGTTTCCGGCAGTATCACTCAACGTGCCGTAGAAATAGTCGCCAGACCCGAGGACAGGGAAGATCACACCTGTACCGCTGGCCACCGTGAGAGACAGCGCGGTGCTGGAGACCGCCCCCACCGTAGTCGTCGTCGCGTTGTTGGTTACTTTCACACCCATGGTCAGGCTCCGAACGGCTGCATCTTGGCCCGCATCGAACCCCGGATATTACCGAGATTAGCCCGTGCACGGCGTTCTGCGATTTGGTATGTGTACTGCTTTGCGTGGTATGCCGCAAGTTCGCGGTCCGACCAATACTGGTTCGGTAGAACCAGCAGATGCTGAAGTGCACCGTGCATGATGACTTCTTCGAGGTCGTCGAAGATCACCGAGTCCATACCGCTTGCATCGCGCTTGGGCTTGAGCGCCAAGAACATACGCATCGTATACGGCTCGTTGGCATCCGGCAGCGGGAGGACGATGAACTTGTCCGGGGTCACCTGACAGATCGAGCGCGGCGTGCTCGCATCGGCAACCACGGAGTCGGGCAGCACAAACGGTTCGCCATCGTTGAACAGCGCATCGTTGTACTCAGACGTGTTGTAGCTACCCGGGGGCGTCAGGCTCCACAGCACAGACGGGTCTTCACCCGAGTAGAGATCAGCCCAACGCGGGTAGAGCCGTAGCGCATCGTCGAGCGTCAGCTTCTCCAGATGGCTGTCATTGACGATAGCGGCGAAGACGGCGTGGGCATCCGTGTTGACCGGCTTGTTGTATGCGTACTCATGGACCCCGGGCAGGAGGTCGAACAGCGGCACCTCGTACCGCCACGCGAGAGTGCGTTCGCAAGTCCGGATTGCTGAGTCGCGGATGTACTGGACCATCGTCGCAGTAGGGCAGCCCGGAACGCTCGGGTTGATCTTAGCCGCCAAGGTGGAGAATGCGCGGTCAGCCATTAGATCACCTGCCTCGGGTCAAGCCCAGCGTCTTCCGTGTCAGTGATAGTCCGGGTCTGGAGGCCTGCCGCCAGCGTCTGGTTGAACGAGTCTTGGAACAGCTTCGCCCGCCCAGAATTGACGTGCTCGTTGTCCACCGACTCGGCGAGGAACACAACCCCATCAGCGGCTACCGGGAGGTAGGAGTCGGGGAGCGCCGCAATCGTCTGGTCCAGCGCGTAGGCCGGAGGGACTTGAGCGTACTCACCGACAAGCACGACCCCCGCCGTAGGGCGGGGGTAAAGGAAGAACTTGTTCGGGTTGCGGACGTGCCGCATGAAGTTGAGTGGGGTGCTCGCTGCCTCGTTGACCCACCCGGGATTCATCTGGTCGAGGACTTCCCGGTTGACCTCGGTGACAGCGTCACCGTTCTTGATCTGGAAAATCTCGACCAGACGCAGCGAGTCACTGGGACAACTCTGGATGACCGTGTCGGCCACCGTAGGGATATCACCGATGACCGAGAACAAGTCCGGGCGCAGGATCGACATACGGCGCAACGTCTGATTGACGAAGCCCAGCAGCACCACATCGCTGTAGCGATACGGCGTTCGCGAGTCTTGGACCAACACTCGTGCTTCAGCGATGATATCCGCAGGTGTCACTCAGGCAAACCCCGTGCAGCTTCGGCAGCCAATTCGGGATCAGTATATACCGGTTCCCCGGGAATGTCAGTAGCTACGTTGAGTGGCTTGCGCGGCTTGCGCCCGCGCTTCGGTTTCGTGGTCTCCACGATCTCTGCGATCTTGGCCTCGATCTCTGGGGTGATGAACCGTTCGGGAAAGGCTTCCTTTTCGGTGATCACTTCGCAGGTCGGGTTCTTGGCCAACTGCTCGTTGAAGTCGTAGATGAACCCATCCTTCTTGACACGAATATAGAGCTTCTCGGTCATTTCTTCTTCCTTGCTTTACCCGCCTCACTCAGCGCGATGGCAATAGCTTGCTTACGAGATTTGACGATAGGTGCCTTCTTGGGACCCTTGGGATCAATACCCCCATGGAGCGTGCCCCGCTTGAACTCACCCATCACCTTGGCGACCTTCGCCTGTGCCTTGGTTGGTTTCTTAGCCATCACTTCCCTTTCCGTTTACCAGATGGCGAGACAGGCCATGACTTACGTGCAGGGCCTGTCTTCTTCGCCGCCATGGTTTTGCGCTCGGACGCGGTGAGTTTCTTGGCAGCAGCCTCGGGGCGACAGGCCGGGTATTTGCGGGTAGACTTCTCAGAGCCGGATCGCCCGCAGGGCTTGCCGGTCTTCACATCGACCCACTTCTCACCGAACCATTTACCGAGACCGCCCTTGCTCATTTCTTCACCCGATTGTCCGGCCCCTTCCAACCGCCGCCGCGCTTCTTGTATTCCTTCGCTGCCCACGCGTTGGCATAGGCGCTGGGGTACACGTCGAACTTCGCCTTGGCTTGCGCCTTGACCTTGGACCAGAGCGATGGGTTGGTTGGTTTGGGGCTGGCCATTACCACTTCACCTTGTCTGCCCAGTAGGCTGCGCTCATCTTACCCTTGGAGATGTTGGAGGCATGGCGGGCCTTGAAGCTCGCACGCTTCTTCTTCATCGCCTCAGACTCGCCAGCTTTGGGCTTACCGGCAGTCTTGGCTCCCTGCTCCCCGAAGCGGATCACCTTCTCTTTCCCGCCGCTGCACGCCTTAACGACGTGCGACTTCTTCGGGTGAGAGGGTGTAGCCCTCGGAGAATTGCAGGGCATCGACCCTTTATCGACCCGCTTGGCCATCTCACTTGTTCCTGTAGCTACCGTAACCGGTGCCGGTGCGGCTGATGAGCTTACCCTCGCTACGGACTTCCTCTGCCTGCGAGCGGTTGGCCCGGGCCACGATGTCTGCCTCGGACCCCATCATCCGGCGATAGCGCTGCGCTTCGGTCTCAGCGGGCTTCTTCGGCTTCTTCGCAGCAGCCTTCAGGCGTGCGGCAGCCGGGTTCTGTGACGGCAGCGGGGCAGACCGATCCAACCGGACGCGGACGACGGGCCTACCTTCTTGGGGACGACGGTTCATCAGTTGTTTACTCCCTTGATGACGGCAAAGTTCAGGACGACAGCTTCGGACAAGTCAGTACCGGTAAGCAGGTTATGCAGCGAGATGTTGCACGAACCTGCGGCGATCACTTCAACCGTGATCGTGTACGCCCCCGCAGTCGCACCGGAAGCGATATTCACTACGACGACATCAGTCGTGTCGATGAAGCTATTGGTCAGCGTGAAAGTCACCGAAGTCACGCGGTTAAGCTGTGCGTTGTTCATGGTGATCTGACCACACAGCTTGTTGAGCGTCACACCCGTAGACTTGCTGGTAGCCTGCGTGACAGTGCCGCCCGTACCCGAACCGCCGTACCCGAACGGCTTAGTCGCGTAGACTTCGCCGGTCCCGTTGGGGGCGAGGATGATATTACCGTTGGTATTGGTGCTCGACAGCGTGTTGCCGTTCAGACGCAGATTACCGCCGTTGGTCGTCGTAGTCCCGGTGAGGGTGACCGACTCAATAAGCGTAAGGCCGGTGAACGAACCGGTAAAGGTCACCCCCGAGATCGAGCCGCCCGTGATGGTGACGTTGTTCGAGTTCTGGGTGGCGATAGACCCGAGGCCGAGGTTGGACCGAGCGGTCGTAGCGTCTGAGGCACCCGTGCCGCCGTCGGCGACGGCGAGGTCAGTGATCCCCGAAATCGTGCCGCCAGTGATGGCAGCCCGCGAGATGTTGACCGTGGCAGTCCCACCGGGGGTGAGGATCAGGTTGCCGTTATCCAGCGTCGTGATCGTGTTGCCATCGAACTGGATGTTGTCCACCGAAGCCGACACAGTGCCGAGCTTCAGGGCTGTCGCCACACCCGTGCCGCTATAGACCGTCTGCTCAGACGCAACCGGACCGCCGTCGATGTGCAGCAACTGATCATACGTGCTGTTGATCGTTGAGCCTGTCAGGTTAGTTGGCATTGCTATGGTCCTCAGACGATGCTGGTAATCAAACCGGCGACCACGGTCACGGTCTTACCATCTACAGTCGTAAACGATCCGCTGGCACCGCCAAGGTCGCCCGCGATGGCCGCGCCAACCTGAGACCGATCCATACGCTTGGTCACACCTTCGGACGCATCATACACCACGAACTTGTCGTCGTTCGCAGATGCTGCGCCGGAGAGAGGGTCAAGGTCGGGAATGCGTTTGCCAGCCATGTTTCTACCCTGTGTTGGTGGGGGCACAAGGCCCCCATCCGTTACGCCGGAGTGACGGGGTTGGTACCGTCAGCACGAACCCAAGTCGAGTTCGCGTTGGCCCCAGTAGCGATCATCAGGCGACTGTTAGTCGTATCGAAGACGATAGTCCCAGCAGCCTTGCCGGACGTGTTGACTGCGTTGCCGATGGCACCGATCTCGGTAGCTGTGGCGGTGCGAAGCTGGATATAACCAGCGGTCGCATCGACATTGCCCGTGAGCGTGCCACCCAGCGTCGCGCCGGACAGCGTGACGTTGTAGAGCGTGCCGCCCTGAATGGTCACATTATCCTGAGTAATACCGCGATAAACACCCATGAGAACCTCCTTTTAGAGTGGGGGCACAAGGCCCCCCACTCCTTAGTTGCAGTCAGCCACGATGGCCCACGCCTTCACAACAGCGTTGGCCGGAACCGCAGTGTTGAGGAGGATGTCGATGGTGTCCGCCGTCGCGATGACGGTCGGGTTAGCGAGGTTATCGCTGTCCATCGCAACGACGTTCGACGCGGCATCGTTGGCGTACACGTTGGCAGCAGCAGGCGAACCACCGGTGAAACCGAAGTCGAACGTCGCGGTCGTGTTGGTCGTTTCAGCCGAGACGACGTTCAGACCGGCGGCGAGGACCACCGAGTAAGCCGGGAGGTTGATCACCTGAAGCGTATCGCCAGCGGCCAGAGCGGTAGCTCCAGCGGCTGCACGAGCAGCGACGATGGCGGCGAAGTCGAGTTCGACCTCGAACTTCTTGACGGGGCTGCTGTCAGGGAACGCAGCGGTGCCCTTGTTGAAGCCGAGGGAGTCAGTGTAAGCAGGCATGAGAAAAACCTTTCCTAAAGTGTAGGGGGCCGAAGCCCCCTACTATCAGAACTGGACGACGGCAGTCGAGAGAGCTTCCGGCTTGATGACCTGATAGCCATAGACCTGAAGACCACGGATGATGTTGCCGAAGGTCGATTCGGAACGGATGGTCTCCATGTTGGTCATCTGCGACGCGAAGGTGAAGCCCATCTTGTGGCCAGCGATCAGGTTGTACTTACCCGACGAGACCAGCAGGTTGTGGCTCACATACACGGTGAAGCGGTCGATCATGCCGAGGCGACCGTTACGGACCACCGAGACGCCGTCGCCGGTCAGCGAGGCATCCTTGAGTTCCGACTTCTTGATCAGACCAGCCATCTTGGCCGGAATGACGAGGAAGCGGTCGGCTTCCGGAGCGTTGGCTTCGTCGAGCACGGTGCCCATATCGACGATCAGGTCGATCACCGAGGTGCTGCCGCCAGCGCCGTCCTTGGTCACGGTCAGCGGAGCGCCGGTCGTGCCGAGGTTGAACGAAGCCGACTGCTCACCAGCGGTGGCACCCTTGTTGGTCGTGGCGATGCCCGGCAGGATGTCGGTCAGCACGCGCTGGTCGATCTTGATCTTCATACGCTCCGAGGCGTCCTTCGACCAAGTGTCCATCAGGTTGATGTCCGACTGCACCTTATCCACGTCGTCTTCGACGCAGGCGAAGTATTCGCCCTTGTCGATGACAAGCTGAATCTTCGGCTTGTCCGGGTTCTCGACAGTCAGGGCCTGACCCTTGACGTAGTCGCGGATCGTGATCTCCGGGGTGGTGCGGATGTTGACGGTGTCACCGAACTGACGGATTTCACCCTCGTAGTCGGTGTTCGAGATCGCTGCGAGCACGGTGGCGTCGTAGAAGTTCTCGATCAGCTTGCCCGACCAGATTTCGGGGATGAAGTTGCCCGAGTAATTCGGACGACCGGGGGAGACGGGGTACGACATGAGTTAGCCTTTCAATCAAGCAGTAGCGACAATGCGGTTTTCTCGTTGCGCCGCAAAGATGTCGCGTTCGATACGATCCCGCTCCTGCTCTCGACCCTTGTACTTACCCGACCGAACGTCATCGAAGAACTTCTTGATGTCGTCGGGCGTGTAGGTCTTGGGTTGCTTGGATGCAGCGGACCCGACACCGCGTGAACGGCCCGGAGCCACCTGCTTCTCAAGCTCGGCAGCAGGTTTGGGGGTGGATTGAGCAACAGTGGCCTGTCCAGTAGACTCAAGCCAAGCGCGGAAGAAGGCACTCACCCGATGGGCATCGAGCGAGCGTTGAGCGTCTTCGAGGTACGTCTGGCGGTTCACACCAGTCAGCGGATCGGTCTCCAGCAACCAAGACTGGAAGTCTCCGTTGTCGTTGATCTCACGCCAGTCGGGCACGTAGTTGGTCAGATCAGACCAGAACTGCTGCTCTGCCGTCATCTGCTGACGCTGGGACACCGCTTGAACTTGCGGCACCACGGTCGCCTGCATCTGCTGGAGGAGGCCCTCGATCTGCGCCAGACGTTGGGCCACGGGGACAAGCTCCTCGCGGCTCACCTTGCGCATCACATCAATCGACTCACCGTACTCATCGACCTCCTGATCGGTGACATAGCGCACAGGCGCGGCCTCCGGCTCAGGTTGGGTAGACGCAGCGGGCTGCGATTGTGAGAGCGTAGCAAGCAGTTGTTCCATCTGCTGTACGCGCTGCGCCAGTTCGGCTTTCTGCCGAACCGTCGCGTTGTACGACCCCTGAAGGGAACGCCACCTCTGAGCATAGGTCTCAGAGTTCTCATCTTCCGTATCTGACGCACCGGTAGTTTGCTCGCCTGCCGGTGCCCGAGCAGCGTCGTCGTTATCAACCTCGTCAGCCTGTTGGTCCATGTCCTCGCCACCCACAACTTCACTCTCGGTCGGGGTACCCCCCGCCGGTGCGGTGTCGTCGTTAAGCTGCTTGTACAGTTCCTGTACGGCTTCGGATTGTTTACGAACTTGCTCTGGAATTGCCATGTTAATTGCTCCAATCTGTGAGCTTGATCAGTCGGCTTATAGGTTAGCCGCTAGGTTGGGGGCATCGTTGGCGAACTTGGTGAGTTCACCCAGCACTTGGCACCTGCCCTGATAGATGCCAGTGTTCTCGACGGCAGTAGGCAACCGACGAAGCTCACTCATCTCCCACTCACGCAGCCAGTCCAGAAGGACAGGAAACTGCCTGACAGAAGCGGCGAGCGCCTTGGTTACTTCAGGGGTCGGACGGATCATGCCGCTGCCCCTCCTGCACGACTCATGACCGTGTTAGCCTCCATCCCACCTTTGGGTTCTCCGGCAGGACCAGTCTCGGCAGGCGCACCTTGCTGGGGCTGCGGCGGCATCGAAGCCATCGCGAGCGCTGCCTGTTGCTGGTCATACGCGGAGCGTTCCCGAGACGGGACGACTTCATCCACGGGCATCTGCAACCCTTTAGCCACTTCGCGAAGAATCGCGGCACGGCCATCCTTACCAATGATCTCGATGTCGAACGGATTGGCGGTTGCGTTGAGGAACTCGATACGGCGGATGTTGACGGTCTCCTTGACCGCGAGATTGATGGCACCCTTGGCCACCACCTCGACATCACCCTTGATGGACTCATCCTCGTCGTAGCGCATGTTGTAGACGAACTGGCGCTCGACGATAGGTTTCACGATGTCGCTGTCGATGTGCATGACGACCTGACGTATGCCTTTACCTGCCGCACCCATCAGCATCGAAAGACCCGACGAAGTACGGCCTGCCCCCTGCACATTCAGGTCGCCATACACATAGGCCGGGATACCCGAGTGATCGTCGGCAAGTCGAGAGAACCTCTCGTAGACCGCCATAAGCTCGGTTGCACGGGAATCCGGCTGCGTGAAACGGATAGCTGGCGCGGACGAACCCACAGGGTCGTTGACTGTCTGCCAGATTTTCCAAGGGGAAAGCTGCGTGATATCCTCATTGGGCGGGATGCGGTCGAGGTTGATCTCGACCTGCGGACCCGAAGCGATCCCCATGTTGTTCACCAGTGCGCGGGCAGCCGCGTTGCAGACACCCTGAAGGTCCTCGATGATC